AGAACAAGTTGAACTTCACTCAAGCCCAAGCAGTCGATACCTGACTGGTTCAAGCTAAACATTGAGTACGGGATGTAGTCGATCTTGTCTTCGAATACGATGGCGTCAGCTTGCTTAACGTAATGCTGGATTGTGCCGCCTTCGCGGTCGTAGTACTCGTAAATCGTGACCCACTGGAACGCGTCACGCACAGACTGTGTGTCGCTCTGTTGATTGCGATCCATCAACCATTTTGGGTACCGATCAGGCGTTACGTCTTTAACAAGCTCGGCTTTGTATAGACCTGATCTTACTCGATCCTTAAATTCATCGAACGAAATGACGGTCGCCTCGATCCAGTACCTGATGTCATCAGGGTCTCTCACGGTGAGGTCGAAGAATATCGATGATGGGTTTACGGCTCGGACAATCGGCATGTCTCGATCAGCATCCCAGCCGGTCTTAAAGATTCCGCGCTTACATAAAACAGCGTCAATTAGAGCGGTTGATGCCTTACGTCGGAATTTGTTAGATCGGAAGATGTACTCAAGAAGACCCGACACAGATGTTGCCGAATCTTGTGATTTTGGTGTCCTAGCTACCGCCGCGACTGTCGGGTTGGGTCCGAGCAGTGCGCTAACAGCGGTGTCCGCAATAGCGTAGATTAAGTTCTTCGAGCATAGATACGAGTCCATGCGCGTGCCGCCCATGTCACTATCTGTGTTGGCGAAAAAGTCACCCCGATAGAACCTTCGGGCCTTATCGAACGAAGTCTTCTCGGACCTCTTGTAGAAATCTAGGTGACGATCAATCAGCTTTGATAGTTTGGACGCCATGATTACTTCTTAGGCGCCGGCGGAGGCGGTTGCGGATCTCTCGGAGAATCATCCGTAGGGACAATCGGTGGAAAATCTTTCGGGCCCGAGGTAATAGGCTTCTTCTTCTTAGGCTTGTCTTCCGATTTATTCAGCGCGGCTGAGCGCATTTTCTTGTCGTGCGTTTTCGCGCTGGTTTTAGCGGCGTGTGCCTCTTTGGCACCGTACATTTTGCTACCGAATTTCATATTATTTCCTACGACCAGTTTAGTGATGCGGGTTTAAATGGTGATGTGGCTTGCTGTTGCTTAGCGTGTTTGTGTTGGTCAAGCTGCCTAATTGTAACTTGTCCGGCGGTGTGTGTGGGTCCGGTTTCTTTCGGCGGTGCGCTAAACTTTCGTTTCGACAGTATATCAGCGGCCATGACAGCGGTCCTCGCGCGGTCGAAGTGGTGGAGTATTCCATCTTCGCCACGCACGCGTTTCTTCTTCGAGCCGTCATAGTTTAGTAGTTGATGTAAGGTTCCGCGACTGCGGATATAAATGTCTCCTTCGCGGAGCATTTGCACAAGTCGGGCTTCAGATTCCTGCACTCGTTTTTGAGTTGCGTACCAGCCTGGGTGGTTTCTGTCCGTCCACAAAAGGTTCCGAGTGCCCTGGTCCTTGAGGATAGCGATACACGCAGTTGCGTTTGACTCTACGGCCAACAATGCCTGGTTGTATCGTTTTTGTATTCGTACCAGCCTTTGCCCGAATCGGTCGGGAGTTTCTCGATCCTCCCAGAAAGCAACTTCCCGCCAGTCTTGGGCGTCCCACACAGTCAGCGCAGATTTATCGCCTGTGCTACCGAAGCCTGCAGGATCAGCGGTGATTAGATATTTTCTTCCGGGGATAGGTGCGTCGAACTCGTGGCACCCGTGCATGGACATTGGCGGGTCAGCTTTCGCCTTAGCCAACCAAGGCTTAAGTACTTCTGCCGGCATGACGGGATTTGTTGTTCCTAGCCACCCGTCGTAGGGGTCTGACGGGTACTTACATGAGAACAGCCGGGTATCCCCGACAAACTCTGTATTGAGACCTCGCCTTCGGAATGCGAGATTATATTTACTCATCCCCGCGTGGCGTTTCATATATTCAAGTTCAGTTACGCTAGGCGTAAAATCTTCTTCCATCTCTCGGCAGCTATCGTCTTCCCACCACTCAAGGAACAGTGGGTGGAATCGACTGGATCCCTCGAGCGCCGAGCGCCACATCTGTTCGTGGTGTGATCCGGCTCTGCCCGGCGTCGACTCAAGGATGACCTTTGCGTTGGGCCTCTTGTTGACCGTCGGGAAGATGTTGATGGCTGCCTTGCGTTGCCATTGCGCTTCACCGAACTCAGTGATGACCAGGCGGTCAATTGAGCGTCCGATCGCGGGAGACCTACCACCGGCAGTCAGAACTTTAATTCCGCCGCCGTGTACAAACTGCATCTGTGTGGCACCAGCTTTCTTGCCCGGTGTCAGCGGCATTCGAACATCATCTGGGAGCTTGTTGTAAGCGAACAGTATGCGCTCAAAAATATCCTCTGCGGTATCTTGGCGCTCAGCGATAAGCAGCCCCTTGACTCCGCTGAGGTACATGCAGTCTCGAAGCAGCAACATGACGGATACGGTTGTAATCTTCGCTTGGCGAAACTTGTTCACCATAAGCCAGCGGTTCTCGTCGTATGCTTTTAAGAGTTTCTTTTGCGTATGCGTAGGCTCCATGTAGCCTGTAGACTCGTCTTCTCGGACAATTTGACACATTGAGACGAACGCATCGGGTGTTGCGAATAGCGCCCTAATTTTTCCTTGATGTAGTCCTGGGGCTTCGGCAAACTTTGCGCCGCTATGCTGCTTAGCTTCTTTTTTCTTTGTGTTAGCCATACGGTAAGTTTATCACGTAAATCTATTTTCGACGAAGGGGTTCGGTGGTTGAATAGGCTCAATCGGGTAACCGCGTAGAAATCTTACTGAATTAGTTACTTGCACTATTAGTCGATGTAATGTAAACAAAATATACGCACCCAATTTGCGGTCGGGTAGCTCAATTGAGTCCGGCGAACGTACAGGGCAGGCGGGAAATCGTTTAAATTTTCTAACTACTTTATGTGAGAACAAAATGTCTATCAGTACTGAACTGCTGAACACTACGTTCGCGGACCTTCGCGGACCACTAGTAAACTCGTTTGTTCGTAGTAATGAGCTTTTCGAAGCACTTAACTCAAAAGCACGTATGCCCATGGAAGGCGGAACAAAGATTGAACGTTCCTTCTCCGGTGGCGCTCCTGCTCGCGGTGTTGGTGTCTACGTTGGTGACGAACTACTGAACATGACCCGCCGTCAACAAATCCGGAAGTTTGAGGTCGAGCCTCATCGTCTGGTTATGGCAATCAACATTCCTAAGCGTGAGCTTGCTCAGAACTCAGGTAAGTTGGCAATCATTCGTCTAATCGAAGAGTATCCTCAGACTTCCATGGAAGCTGCAAAGGCTGACTTGAACAAGTTCCTTCTCACTGGTGTGAGTCGCGGTCTTGCTTTCAACACGTCTGAGCTTCAGGGAATGCTGACTCTCAACGGTGACTTTAATTCCGGTATCGGAACTGGCGTTACGAATGGCCTTCTTGACTTTGCGACTCCAGCTACCCAGACTGACACTGTTCAGAACGTGGCGAAGAGCAGCAGTTACTTCCACTACAACCAGTTCCAAGACATTGGCACCTGGTCAGGTGAGGGTATGAACAAGCTTCGTAAGGCTTACCGCCAGTGCGCGCACTACGCGGGCGGAATTGGTAAGGGTCCGGACATGATTTTCATGGACGATGATACCTACACCAACTTCGAAGAGGAGCGTAGCCAGAACGTTCGCGTGAGCATCGTTGATGACAAGATCGACAAGAGCAACACCCTGGGCCTCAGCCTCGGAATTGCTTCTGTTACATCTTCGATCGACCTTGATCGTGCAGACTTCACTGGTGCCGCTGCTGACGGCGTTACTTATATGCTCAACACGGATTACATCGAGTTCCCAATGCTTGAAGCCCCGAGTGTCTCGGAGTTCAAGGAACGGGTTGGCGATCAAGACGTGGTGACAGCAATCTTCGCAATGCAAGGCAACCTGATCTGCACCAAGCTAGTGGCGCAGGGATGTGTGTCTGGCGGCGCGGTCTAAGGAGGTACATCATGGCTGGAAATTCTTTTAGTACTGGTGGTGACGTCGCTAACAGCGTCGGCGCTCAATCAGGTTTTTCTTCTACCTACACTACTGAGCAGTATGCCTTGGGCGCGACTCGGATGCAGTTGGCGGACGAAGTTGAGTCTGGTTTGTCGCAGTCGACACCAGCAGCAACTTCAACCATCCTGACTGGTGATGAAGCTGGCATGGGCAACTCTGGTGTTGATCGCACTAAGAACTTCGCCAAGCTTGGCGGAGATCGTGAGTGGGTCTTTGTCTACGCGGCAGAGGCCATTGCGGCGGGTCAACTTTGTGAGTGGGATATTACTTCTGCTTACTCTGTAGAGCCTTCGGATTCCGATGACAACCTCACGGCTTTGCTTGCCGGTGTCGCTGACAACGCCATCGCTGCGGGGTCATACGGTTGGATCATCAAGCGCGGCACTTGTGTTGTGCTCGCAGCCTCCGACGTTGCTGCAGGCGAGGCACTTGCTTCGGTTGCGAGCCCCGAGGGTCAGGTAGATGACAACGGCACCACTGGCGGTACAGCGGTTGGTTACGCGCTCGAAAACGAGGGTGTAACGCTGGACACATATGTTCAGGCGTACATCAACCTCTCGTAGCATCTGACTACGTGATACACTTAGGGGGCGTGGCTTTCGGGCTGCGCCCCTTTCGTCTTTTGGAGGCTCTATGGACGTTTCGTTAGCTCAATTGAAAGAGCAATTGTATGCCATGCGATCTTGGGATTCGAGTGGTGAGACCCAAGACAAACGTGTTCGGCGAGCTTTAAATGTCGCCCTCAACCGAATGTCGAATGACGTTCCGGAAGCGCTTCTTCCCGATGAGGAACATATTGTTCTGTACCCTGATGTGGTCAGTACCGACGCGACTGTTGTGTCTCGGGTGGTCTCTCTCGATAGCGACAAGCGCCTGCTTGAGTTCGTAGATACTGAGGGCACTAAAATTGATGCGTCTACGCTTACGACCTGGAAGCCGACGGTGACGGGTGAGTGGGATGGCTTGATGCATATCGAGATCACCGATGCCACGGGCCGGATTCACCGAAGGCAGTGTCTCGAGTGGTTCCAGTACACGGCAAGTGAGGTTGTCACTTATGGTGTTACTTTGGATCGTCCGTATAATGAGTTGATTGCGAACAATTCAGGCGCGGGAGCACTTAAGTTTAGGATTCACCAGCCTGAATTTTTCGTCGCTGACGATGTAATTGAGGTCATGGAGCCCGCGACCCTCTTTGACGGATCTCGTCAGCAGATGTGGAAGCTTGATACGGCAGGCGCAAGCCGGCAAGACATGTTGGACTATCAAGGTAATTCAACTGGTAAGCCCTACCGGTGTTGGCGAGGCCGCCATTTCCAGCTTCCCGCACCGACAGAGGCGCCGAAGGTTATGGAAGCTAACCAGCCGCCGATTCAGCTAGGCACCCCCGGGACATCGCCCGCGCCGATTCCCGACGCGTTTAAGTGGGTGAACGATTTAAGTCTTCGTCGAGGGACTTGGGCAGTTTGCTACACCTATGTTTTAGGTCGACGCGACGAGGAATGGCAGCAATCACCGTTGGTTACTCCTGGCGGCGACGTTGAGCAAGATAGCTCTTACGGCCTAACGTGGGCCTATAAGAAGGGTACCGTCCTTTCTGGTGAGAACCAGTACTCAGGCATCCACGACCCACAGTTTGAGAGTGCTCCGTCGCCGATAACTACAATTAAGCAGTCTGATGAGTTTGGTGACGCGGCAGCGATGGTCATCTCGGCGGCGAATATCGATGCCATGCTGGGGTTTGGCGACTCTGCGTACAAGCGGTACGGGCGTACGGGCCTTAGGATTCGCTACTACGTGGCGCACCTTGATGCCGAGTCCAAAGGTATCGGCAAGTTTAACGACGTCGAGACCAATTCTAGGTTTCACCTTCTTTGTGAGGTCGAGCCGACGTTTGATATGGTCACGACGATTACGTCTACTGGGGTCGAGTTGCCGGAAGAGATCGATAAGCTTGGAACGTCAGACAGTACGGCGGCGAGGATCGTCTGGACGGGTAAAGAGCTTTACGACTATCATCGAACATTGAAGCACAGTACTGGCTACTACGCATGGAAGGTCTTCCCTCATCAAGACTCGAGGTATGAGGTAGACTTTCGTGTGTCTCGATTGCCGAAGCCGTTTCTTACGGATGCGGACACAGCACCGATTCATCCGGAGTCTATTCCGACGCTGCTTGAGTTGGCTCTGTACTATGTCAGTTTGTCAGACGGTAACGACCAAGTGAGTGCTCAAGCTCATCTGTCCCGGTACCAAGATTTACTTCGCGTGTTTAGGGATAGATACGCTAATTCTGGTAGAGTTGTCGAACCGGTACCTATTTTGGGTTATTCCAGCAGGCACCGTTACGGTACGTTCAGTTCTTCATAGAAATTAAAAGAGGTATTTATGGCTCAAACTTTTTACTCAACTCTAAGCTCCATTCCCCGTGTTAGCGTCGGTCAGGTCATGCACCGGCTTACCCTGGTCAATCAATACGAAGAAGCCATGGTGGTAAGTGTTCTTGGCGCATCTCCCACGTCTGAGCAGTGGACGGCGACGTTGATGACTAAGAACGGGATTGAGTTTGTCAGTGGTGCTGTAGAGCACCGGTCGGTCCATGATTGGATGCCGATGGGTTGGGTCTACGATAAAGCTCGAGTCGGCTGGGTGCCGCCTGTGAGCGCTTTGCGTGACGACAGCGTCGAGGCAGCCGTCGAGGACCCTGAAGAGGCCCAGAACGAGTTCCAGGCTAAGATTTTCGACATTCCTGCGCCGTGGACGGACGAGAAGTACATGTCTTGGCGGTCGAGAGTTCTGAAGTCACAGCCCACCCTTAAGGGGACTCAGGGCATTTACGATAAACTGTCCTCTGCGTGGAAGCAGAAGCAGTATGAGATTACACTCTAGATGAGGTGATTCTGTGGCTGGTGCAACGGAGCAAAAAACAAATACTGTTTTCATCCCGCCAGGGGAGGGAAAGCAAGTTTTTGCCCCCGCACCACTTGCGTGGGTCATAGAGAATTTAGAGCTTGGGCCCGACGGCATACTCAGTAGTGTCGTGGGGCCCTCTATTTTAAGAATCAAGCCTGAAATTTATGTCACTGCGGATGGTTCAGCTTTCGAGGACGTCTCGATTGACGTTAACGATTTAACTACTCCGTGGATGGATAAAGTTCCGGACTACGGGTTTAAAACCGGTGTACCGAAAGCCGTGTTTTCTGCGGAGCTATTGAACGGTGGAGCCCGGATGCTCCTCTACCGCATCGGATCGAGGCTGTACTCTTTCAGCGGAGGTCATGATAGTCCCGATCAAGTCTTGCTGAGCAATCTAAGTACCCAGGTTAATCCGGAGACGTTGGATCAGTTCGTTGTTATTAACGATCAAATTGTTTACTTCAACGGTGTCGATCGACCGCAAGTAATTACTTCGGATAACTCGGCCACGCCGTTGGGATACAGTCGCAAAGCTGCCGCTCCTGGAGTATCTTCGCCGAGTCAGCCGAGCGCTGATGATGCGGTGAATTATTACCCTAATTCTAAGGGTTATTCGTGGCAGGGAAGAATCGGCACCGCAGGCGATGAGCTTACTGGTCAGGCCGCTGCGTTGCTTAAGGGTTCGTGGTTTTATTACTTCCAGTATGAGGACATCAACGGGAACTTGTCCGAGATATCTGTTCCTAGCGAGGCCGCGACGGTTCACACGAATCAAGCAGAGCCTTTTCGGGGGATATCTCTCGAGCCTGTGGCTTACGACGATGATGACGAGAGGCCGTTACAAAAGTTGATTTCTGGCGGTAAAACGACCGGCCCGCACACGCTGCCCGAAGGGACGGAAATTGACGATCTTACTCGGCGGTTTCTGGTCCGGTCGCCAGGTGATCTTCCTGAGCACACAGTCGCCACAAGAATCTTTCGGACGCCGGACACGCTTCACTCTGACGCGATTCCTCGGTTTCTCGTTCGTGTTCCTGGGTCGAGGCAATTCTTTTATGACGACAACGCTGCCGACGTAGAGCTTGGCTTCGAGTGGACGGAGACTATTTCGGTACCCTTGTTTCGCGTAGCCTGCGCGCACCAAGGCCGATTGATTATCGGCAACATTCCGGGGTCCTCAGGTGTCGTTCGTCGGTCAGAGGTTGGATTTCCGGGCACCTTTCCCCTCGAAGACTTTATCTTTCCTGACGGCGATGGTGACGCAATCACAGGGCTGGCGTCTCACAACGGCAACCTTATCGCGTTCACGAAAAACTCGACGTACGTAATCGACGACGACTTTATGTCTCCTAAGCCTATTTCGACGGGCGTAGGCTGCATCGGCCCACGCTCAATTCAAGCAACTCCTGATGGTAGCCTTATCTGGCTCAGCCGTGATGGGTTCTATGCTTTAGGTGCGAACAACGCGCTGATGAAAATTAGTACTTCTATAGATAAGACATTTAAGATGGAGCTTAACCGTAGCCAGTTTAAGAATGCGGTATCTGTCCTCGATCCGAAGTCGAAGGAGTATCGTTGTTGTCTTGCGCTGAAGGGTTCAGTTGAGAATCGGATCATGCTTTGCTTTGATGGTGAGTTCTGGCGCCGGCAGACTTTAGGTATTCACGTCGCGGATCTTTGTGTCGTGAAAGATTTCACTCGCCATATCGTTGCCGTTGGCTCGGACCCGCGCGAGCAAAACATTGTCGTCGCTGGTCCAGGAACCGACTCATCGGGGACCACGGTAAACTTTCGTAATCGGGTCGACCTGGCCCGAATATTTGTACTTGATCGCCAGTCGACAGACTATTTTGGGCCGTCGCGTAGAGTTCGCTACCGGTCATCTTGGCTTCGTTCAGGTGATTTTGGTTTAGTCCCAACTAATGTTCGCAATCTGTATGTCGGGATGCTGGACTCCTGGGTGGGTACGGCGACCGTTCGTCTTTATCGGAACGGCTCTTGGGAGCCTTTTACGGAAATGAATGACCTACTCCTTTGCGGTCCTGACGACGGTTCGGGCATCGTGTCTGACCAGGCGCGAGAAGCTGTTGTCGGCAAGGCAAGAACTCGAGAGTCGCGAGTATTCTGGCGTCAGATCCCGGTAGGTATCGAGAACGCAAACTCGTGGGCTTTTGAGATTGAGTTTGTAGGCGGGGTTTCGCCTACGCCGCCTGACCCGGACGAACCGAAAATAGCTCCCGACGTTAACTTTTTTGACCGGTCGAAACAAGTGTGGGAGTCGCTATATCGGGACAATGATGTTGGCGCGGAAGAGTTTAATAAGGCGGTTAAGATTCCCGGTACGTGGGAGCTAGGTCGACTGAAGTTATTTGGCTTTGCGTTCGACGTAAGTATCGCTACTCAGGGAACACCGCTCGGCCGTGTTCCGTATCGTCAGGACAGATAAATGCCTCATATTTTTCCCCGCCGATTCCTTCGGACTCGCGATATTTTAGACCCTTCAGATTTTAACGAAGACATTCAGCCGGTGCATGATTTGTTAGCGGCAAACCTTGACCGCACAAATTTTAATGCGAATAGTCTTAAGAATGACTTGAGGCCAGGCCCGACTAGCGTAACGCCGGAGACAACAGGCCCGTGCGTGGCTGAGGGGGCCTACTTTAATGTCCACACGACTCAAATTGAGAGTACGTACCCGGTTTACGGGCAATCTGGATTCTTAGTCGACGACTACACATTTCGTCCTCCACCGAACTTTGTGAAGTTAGACGAGGCGACGTTTCGGCGAACTTATGCGGGCACTGACTCCGATGGCTACCCCTCCATCATACCGAACTCCGGGGCCTGGACGGCTGTTAAGAATGCAGACTTAAGCGGCTCCCAGCAAATCAACTTCGTGTCGGGTCAGACTCAAGTTTGGGTTTGTGCTTACGCGCAGTATATATGGCAGGGTTTTTTCGAGTATAAGTCGCCTTATGTTCCCGGTGATCGGAAATTTACTGGGGTTGAGGTCCTCGACGCACCTGAGCCGGGTGACGGACTTAGGAGCACTTGGGCCGGCAATTCTCAAGCTAACTTGGCGTTAGACGAGGCTACGGCGCTCAACAATTTCTACCCGTCGGCCAAATGGGAGTCGCTACCTAATGAGGCTACCGAGAACCGCTTAGACAATCTTAACCTGCAAGACGAGTCTTACTCGTGGCCTTTAAACGAGGATATCTACCCGGATGAGGAATATGCGAAACCTAACCGTCAGGGGTATCACCATATATCCGAAGGTCATACGCCGTGCCGAGTTCAATTTGCGATTCGCGTTGACGGTAAGATTTTAGAAGAGACAATTACGGGTAAGCGACTACCTTTTGAGGAGTCTGCGCACGGCCTCCAGGTGACAAACAGTACTCCGAGACAGGGAGATGGTGACTTGGGAGATGTGCTCATCGGGTTGGGATTGAATGTTCCTGACTACTGGCAGGGGACAATATTTGGTCAGAAGAG